CCTGCGGCTGCTGCGGGCTGGTGGCCAAAGGCAGGACCAACACCATGGAGCCAGAGATCACCATTCCCTGCAAGTGCGGCAACCCCATCACGCTGCACTGGAACAAGGACACACGGAGGTACACGGAATGAACTGGGCAATTGTAATTCCTGCCGGCATCGGCATCGCGGTGCTGCTGTCCATCGCGCTTGTCGCAATCGATGTTTCCGGGCAGATCAGCCGGAAAGAAGAGACCGACGAGGTCAGGTTCTACTGGGACAGTGTGCTTAGGTACTCCAAGATAGTCAGCCCTTATGCCCCGCCAGACTATGAAATCAAAACGCTTTGCGAAAACCGCAAGGATTTTTGTGCGGGATGTGCAGAGTACAACTTCTGCCGCAGCGCAACGATGGTTTACACGCATAGCCCGCGCAGAAACGGTTATCCATGGATCTGTCTGAAAAGGGGGTGTTCAAAATGACACTGGAAGAAGCACTGCGCTTTATCGACCCGGAAACCGATATGGACGCTCTGGCCGAGGTCGAGTATTGCAATGGCTTCAAGGGCAAGGAGGCCGCAGCAAAGACCCTCCGGGAGGCCAGCCAGATGGTCGTTGATTTTATCCGTCGTGTATCGTGGCACGATGCCAAAACCCCGCCGCCTGTCCACGATGAAAGCTGGGAGAACGCGGAAGAAAAGCACTGCTGCATTATGAGCGAAATGGTGTGGGTCTGCTGCGAGAGCCGGAACACCATGAAGGGCTGGATTGAAAACGGCAAGTGGTACATCGAGGATGGCCGCCCAGCGGAAGATACGCCCTATGGTGCTGTGAAGTTCTGGGCTCCGCTGCTGGAGCCGCCGGAGGTGGTGAAATGAGCAAAGCTGTGCTTTTAAGCATCCGGCCTGAATGGTGCAGCCGTATCTTTTCGGGCTGGAAAACGGTGGAAATCCGTAAGACAAGACCGGTCTCGTTGAAAGAACCTTTTAAGTGCTACATATATTGCACGAAAGGAACGAAATTTTTCTGCTGGAAAGCCGTTGACCATTTATATTTCGACGATAGGTCTCATAATCTATTCGACCGCAGGGCTGATGGAATGGTTGTCGGCGAATTTATCTGCGATGACATCCGACGCATTGGCCCTGAATACTGTGTCGTCAAAGAAGATATCGAGTCTGCAATTTCTGGAAGCTTGCTCACAGTACCGCAAGTCAAAGACTATGCCGGATGGAAGTCCGGGATGAGTTATGCAGATTTGAAAGACTTGTATGGCTGGCACATCTCCGAACTGAAGATTTATGACAAGCCGCGCGAGCTGCGGGCGTTCATGGGCTTGCTAAACACGCGGTTTGGTGTGCGGCCTGTGGAAGCGCAGCGACCGCCCCAGAGCTGGTGCTATGTGCAGGAAATGGAGGTTGCCGATGGTAAAGCCTGAACCATGGGAAAAACCGATGCTGGATACCATGTGGAGCTTTATGCAGATGGGTGGGCTGAAAGCCAACTACCCGGCTCTCAAAGAGGCCTGCATGGAACTGCGTCAGATGCTGATGCAGAAGACCGCCGGGCAGCGCAAGGACAGGCCGAAAGACCTGTCATGGGAAAACCTTGAGCGCGTCAAGGTGACCATCATCTGTGAGGCCATGGCTCTGGTGCTGTCCGGGGATTATGAGAAAATGGAGGCGCAGCATGACGGAAATTGAAAAACTCCACGCAAAGTTGACTGAACAGGGCGTGAACCACACCTATGAACGCCGCTTTCCTCAGATGGACAAGGACTTTCCTGATACAGACTGGGGCTGGCAGATCTGGGTGCATGATGACAACTTCGGCGGCAACTGGTTCGTGATCTGTGGCATCTTCTCCCATGGATATAAAAAGGGCCTGTTGCAGCTGATGGGCGACATCGTGAACGCTAAAGGCGTTGAGGGCTACCTGACCGCCGACGATGTGATGTTCCGGCTGTACGACTACCTTTCCAAGAAGAAGGGGGCAAAAGATGAAATACCGCATTGAGGTTTCGGAAGAGCAGCTGCGCGTCATCGGACTGGCTGTGGACGAGTACATGAGGCTGCGCATGGGGCAGTTTGAATATTTGGCAAATGAGCTGTCCTTTGATGGATATTGCTGTCAGATCGGGTATAATGCAAAACCTTCGCCATGCGGCTTTCCGCATTTTGTTAAAGAGACCTGCGAAAGGGTTGCAAACCTGTTCCAAAAGGCGTACGAGGAAGCGTATTACCCGAAAGGCTACCGTGAGCGGCAGCACGATTCATGGGGGACGTGTATCGACATTGTACACGCCATCGAGCACCAGCAGTGGTTGGATTCCCCGGGGGAAAAGCGAGAATCCCCCGGGACGACAAATCGCTCCTTCAAGCCTATCCCGCTGGGGCATGAGCCGTTCCCGAAAATTGAGCGGGTGGAAGAATGAGCTGCTTGTCTTGTGAGAACTACATACCCCTCGACCCACCTATCCAACGCACCGATTCCAACGGTCAGACCTATGAGGTGCCGGGATTATGCAAAATTGGAGCAGACCACATAATTTCTGGGCTTCCTGTCTATCTTCCAACGGCAAAATGTGATAAAATAACAGAAGCACCGTTGCAAAACGGCAGCTGAATTATGACGGAGGTAGGCTGTGACATTACAGGAATTGTCCAAGTATTATGACATTCAGATGACCCTCGAAAAAGACCGTGAAGCCTTGGAGAATCTTCGGCAGAAAATCAATCCTGCCTCCCCACAGCTGACGGGTATGCCACATACGCCCGGTGTTCGGGACAAGGTGGCGGATCTGGCTGTGGAACTGGCTGACATGGATGAACGTGTCCGCTGGTTGGAGGAACAGGCAGCGGAAGAAAAGCCCAAGGTCGAGGCGTACTGCAAGAGCATCATGGATGCCCGGCTTTATCTGATCTTCCGGCTGCGGTTTGTCCGCTGCTACTCGTGGGCAGAAGTTGCCGGAGCACTCGGAAAGTGCTACACGGAAGCCGGGGTCAGCCGGATGGCCTACAACTACCTCGAATCACATTGACCGATAAGCCCTGCATTTGCGGGGCTTTTTATTTTTGCCCGAAAACTCAAATTCAACCTCAAATTTTCATAAAATACGGCCAAATATAGAAATAAGTTTTACATTTTGGCTGCCAAAAATTAAATTCAAACTGAAAATATCAAAAATCAATGCAGATTATTTCACACGGTGATGGACGGTGTAGGACGATTTCACACGGCGTGTAATGCCGTGCAATAAACAAGAACGACCAGCAACGCTTTGATATGGATTCAGATGACAACGGACGCTCCGAGTGATATGATTAGGATGCAAAATTCAAATCAAGCCAAGCGGTGCTCACCATTCCCGGTGGGTGCCGCTATTTTATTGCCTGAAAGGAGGATTCCGGGCCGCACGTTGCTCCTTTGCGTGCGGCATCACCGTAGCACCCCGAAAAGCCGAGGTGCTGCAGCTGGGCATTTCGCCGTGCCCAGTCACAAAGAAGGAGATTTTCCGTGTATCAGAAAATCAAGGCAAAATGGACTGTCACCAAAGACGACAAAAGCTATATCAAGTGGAGCCACACGCTCGGCCAGGCCGGAACGCAGTATGCGTCCTGCCGGGTGTCCTATGTTGGGCCGAACGGCAAGCCCATTGAGGGTATCGCCTACGTCAAGGACTACGATGCCAAGAGCAAAACCAACCAGCAGCTGGAAGTTTATGCCCCGGTCACGAGCAAGACCGAGGCCAAAGAACTGGCTGCCAAAAAGCTCCGGTTGCACAACAAGTTTGAGCGTCAGGTTGGCTTTACCTACCACGGCGACCCGGGCAAGGTTGCAGGCCTGACGTTTGAAACCAAGAGCTTCGGGCCGTGGGATGGAAAGTACATCGTGAAGCAGGCCAAGCATACCGTGACCGGCTCTGGCGGGTACACCACGCAGGTTTCCGGCCGTCATGTTTTAGGAGGGTACTGATGAACACCGCTGTTGACGTTCGCCTCGGTAAAGTCACCGATGTGAACAAAGAAAAGCGCCTTGTCCGCTGCAAATTTGAGGACACCGGCATCACGTCCGGCTGGCTCCCGGTGATGCAGCACTACAAAGCCATTGTCTATACGGAGTCAGCCGGCGAACACAATCACCAGTATATCCACCCCAGCCCCTACAACCTTGAGATCAAAACGACCATGGATGGCTCACGCCAGATTTGGGATGAGGAAGAAAAGGTCATCGGGGCGGACAACTCCACAAACCATCAGCACAAGTCCCATGTGGTGTGGTGGCTGCCGGCCATTGATGATACGGTGGTCTGCTTGTACCTCCCGTGCTTCAATGCTGATGGCTTCGTGCTGGGAGGGATTTATCCGTGATTGTCGGTTGCCTCGGAGACATCAGTTTTGCCGTGTTCGATAGCCATGTCGAGACCATCAAGAACATGGTGCAAAATGTATCTGCCAGATATACTACCCACCAGCGCGCCGGAGGCCCGGCCCTGACCGAGTTTACAGGCACCGATGCTCAAACAATTACGTTTGACATTGAACTGGCCGCATACCTCGGCGTGAATCCAACCAAAGAGCGGGAACGACTGCAAGAATGCGTCCTCAATGGGACAACGCTGCCGTTCGTTCTCGGCAATGTGGTCTATGGCAGCTATCGGTGGGTTATCAAATCTGTAAAATTCAAGATCCTGCACACAGACGCTTTCGGTACACCGACATGGATTACCGCAAGCGTTTCTTTGTTGGAATATCAGAGAGAATGAGGTGATTTTTGTGAGCAACTACTTGGTATCGGCAAACGACCTGACCACCATTTCCCTTGGGGAGCAGGATACCGTGACCAGCGTTCTGCAGAACATCGCCGTCATCCTGTCTACACCGAAAGGCACAGTGCCTTGCTACCGGGAATTTGGCATTGATATTGCGAACATTCTCGACCGGCCGGAAAATGTGGCGCAGCCTATGCTCTGCGCTGCCATCAAGGAGGCCATCGAGCGGTTTGAACCTCGTGCCACCTACATGGGGACTACTTTCAAGGAAGCCCCGGACACTCCCGGGCGGATGCTGCCCGTCGTGGAGGTGAGCATCAGTGCGTAAAACCTACGAGTTCGTGTCTACGGACATGGATGAGCTGGACAGGCTGCTTGTCGCAGGATATGAGCAGTTCTTTGGCAAAACTGTGATGCCCGGTAGCCCGGAACGGCTTTTCATTTCGTGGGTCGAAGATCCACCAGCAAGCCCGCTCTGAACAGTGCTGCTATCCGTGCGCTGGGCAAGACTGGCAAGGCATATGCAGCTGGTACGCTGACCATCAACGTGCCTGTTGGCGCACAGCGCGTGGCGATTGCCTGCATTGCGACGGCCAAGGGCGTTACCAAGGTCATCAACGAGACCGCCATGAACGCCGATGTCACCGGAACCTTCGTGAAGTCTACCGTGTCCGTTGAGGGTGCGAACGGCTATGCTGCGAAGGAGTACAATGTCTGGGTGTTTGAGCCTGCTGTTGCCTACGGTAACGCCGCGGTTCTCAAGGTCACTCTGGGCTGATAGGAGGGATAGACAATGGCTGTGAACAATATCGCAAAGGCCTATGCCAACATGGAGTTCCCGCTGGCTATGAAGCGGCAGGATGCTTTCGCACTGGATGAGACCGCCGTGTGGCCGTCCATGGAAACCGCGCAGGCATACGCAAAGACCAATCCCACTGCCTACATCGGCCAGCTGCTTTCCGTCATCGTTGACGGTGTAGCTACCCCGTATGTGATTCAGAACGCCGCAGGCGACCTCGCCCCGCTGGGAGCTGCCGCCG